CACAAACGTACTGTTAAAGAAGGAGGCGAGAAAGCAGTGCTAACTCGCCCACTCTCCTAGATTGTACCACTGTGATACAAGAGACGTCGTGAGACGACGCTTGGATCGGCCTCTCAATGGATAACTATTGTTAGCCATTGGTGCACCTGGTGCTCTCAGCCGTGCTAATAAAATAGCAAAGCTGTCGCCATCTCGGGTTAACCCCTGAGAAGTCAAGGCTCGATAACGGTATCCTTCGATTCCGTCTCGAGCTCTTGTTGGACAGGCCTCGTCAAAGTTGCTGACGAGGCCCGTATCACCGGCGGATAGAGGAACACGGAACCGAAGTGGTTCCGGAATCCTTCTAACCAGATGAGACCAACAACTAAGGAACCTAGAGTCACAGCTACGATAAAAACCATAGCGATGACTAAGATTCCTGAGACTGTTAGCCAGCTTGTAAAAGCTTTCCACATAGCGGAGTCTTTCTTTGAGAAAGATAGGCTTGCAGGTAACACCGTCGAAAAAATGCTCACCGCAGGATTCACGAAACGGGCCACTGAAAAAAGATTTCTTTTCATTGACCCTGAATCCGAGGAAGGCACTGAATGACGAAAAGGACTCGAAGCAATCGGTAGGGAGAATAACATCATCTCCATACACGCTCACATCAACAACGCCTGGGTAAGTTGCCCGGCGAAGCTCTAAGACAGCAGAAGCTGCTGCATAGAAGATGAGAGACTCGAGCTCAAAGGTAAAACCGTTACCCATTGAAGAGAACTTCTCCCAATGGATTAGGGTCTTATCCTCTGATATTCCGATCTTGGACCGACAAAGATCCATCACCGTGAACCATTTTGGGGGCAGAAGCTCCCGGACCAGTTCACGAGCGATAGAATCGCTCGCGGAAGAGAAGTCAACGGTGGCGAGAAGCCCGGATAAACTCCCGGACTTAGCCAACTGTTGGTTTCTTAGCTGCGAATTTAAGTCGATACCAACCCGAGAAAGACGACGACGGATCATGCTACCAAAGCCTTTTTGGAACCATAGGTTCAATCCTGGCTCGATAGCAATAACTCGGTCTGTCTTAGAATTCTTCGGGACAGTGACTATTTTGTTCCCAACCTGGAAGAGAAATGGATTATCACCGTATTTCAACGATAATTCCAGTGCCCAACTAGGGTAAGCATCGAAAAACCAGGTGCCTACAAAGGAGTACAAGTCGCGCGTTATTCCTCTTTCCGAAAGGAATTTATTGTAAGCCGACACCTCTTCACCTTTTAACAGTGTCGAGACGCCGGGCCCCCAATTAGCTTCATCAACAAGCTCTTCTCCCGAGAAATCACCTAAGATCTGAGCGATTTTTCGCTTAGTTGCATTAAGCAACCAAACGTTAGACCCTTGGTTTAGAGGGTCTAATAGCGGAGATCGAAAGCGATCGTTCGTCGACTTACAAAGTTCCTCGAATTGGTGGAACTTCTTAAATGCGACAATCTCTTTGTCAAAAGATGTCTTTAAAAAGACACTCTTCGATAAGAAATTGACAGCATCATAGTCGAGACGAAAACGATAACCAGACTGGTAATCGTTTGGGTTGACAGAAAGGTCAAGCAGCTGATCGTGCTCTTTAGAAGAGTACAATAACCAGCAAGCGAGACTTTTCGGAGTGTCAAGTGAAGAAAAGAAGTGATGAACAATCTCATCGGTAACCGATGGCTGAACGCGAAAGTTAGAAGCAACTTCAAGAAGCTCCTGACTACGTCTCATCATTGATGACATAGTGTATTTCCCTATCTGTTATTAGACCTGGCGGATGCCAGGCCTGGACGATCTGTTACCAGATCGTATCGAGATCCTTGATCATGGCCTTGCCTTGGACCGATGCCAACAAGTTAGCCGCGAAGGCTTGCAAGTGGGCACGTTCTACGGCAGAGGCACGTTCCGGGATCACGAATTCCAGATTCGCGATGAGCTCGTAAGCCTTCGTTGGTGCCGGTTGAAAGCCGGTGCCAGTGTTGGGCGAGGAGACTTCGAGAACGGGAAAAACAACCTTTTGCATGATACGATAGTTCTTCGAGCCATTGCTGGTTTTCGAAGGACGTTTCGTACTCAGCGTTACCTGAGGGAAGCCTACGGCAACCCCGGTAGCTTGGTCCTCATAGAGGGCCACACCGGATGCATCGATGATGCGGGGGGTGAAGGTATGGGATACTGGAGTAGCTGCACCATCCAGTAAGGTCAAAGCAGCGAAAGCTGACATGATATTTACTTTTTAAGAACCCATAAGTTACTTATGAGTAAGTTGAGTGAGGAGAGCAATGCCATTTAAAATATGCTGCGTACTGAAAGGATTCTTAAATGGAGGAAGAGGTAGCGATGGAAAGGATGATAAAATCGTCCTATTCATATCTACGTACTTATTCTCTAAGTAAGACTCTCCAGTATACTGCACGTTCGAAACGACAGTGCCCGGCTGAGTCACGATTTGTCGAACCGACAATCGCGAAAATTCCGTTTTCGAGCCGCCCTTGAATTCGACCGACATATTGGCATCTAGATTACTAATCCAGCTGCCAACAGGGACGAACCAATCGACG